ACGGTCATAGACCGACATCCCCCAACCTGCTTGACCCCAAGTGCCTGATCCCCAGCCGCCCTCAGCCACAGACTACGCCTTGACGAGTTCGTCTTCCGGAAACCAACGGGACTGGTTCTGACCGTTCGCATCGACCCAAGAGACAAGGCACATGATCACACCGTCTTCGGTCATCATGAACTTCTCTACCGGGCCTTCGGGAACAACCACTACCAACTTGACCTTCTCGCCCTTTGCAAACTTAGCCATGTTTAAACTCCTTATGCAGCGTCAAGGCTGAAGGTGTAGGTGACAGACAGGACATCGCCGTTTTGGACTGTGCGATCTCCGGGGGCTGCGAAGTCAGAGGCAGAGAACAAGGTTCCAGACGAACCGCCGGGGAGGTCTCCGCTTGTCAGGAACGCGCCACCGACATTGGCAGAGGCGTTGATCAGAAACTGTCCCGGAGAGGCAGAGTTCGCGATGACCGAAGGATCTGCCGTGGTGGCAGCGCCGAAGGTCGCAGCAGGACGGGTCGCGTTGCTGTAAGCCGTCACCTCCGTCCAACCGGCATGGCTTGCCATGGTGTCGGTCGAAGACGGGTTGTTCGAAGAGGCAGGTCCGTAGATACCGAGATACCACGCAGCGGTGTACCCGGAACCCTTGAAGTACTTGGTGTTCATGTCGGCAAGACCGACATTGACCACGAGGTTGTGGGACTTCTGCTCCCACTTCAGGTTGCCTTCCTTGTCACGGCAACGGACCGTGAAGATGCCGCCTCCCTTGAGACGAGCGTTTGCACCGCCGCCCTTTGCGACATCGGCACCGACATTGTCAAAGGACTTGGCCTTGTTGATGAACATGTGATTCTCCTAATTGAAACGCAGTAGTGCCGAGGTGTAGGTGTTGGTGGGCATCTGCACAGTGAATGTATTGGTTGCTGTTTTGTCGTTTCCGAAACTGATTACAGCGATGGAACGGTTCGCTTTGCTGAAGTTGTAGATCAATCCACCAGCAGAGGTGAAACTCGCCGGGTTCCACGCAGCGTTGTTGAAATTGACATACACGACACCGTTGGAGTTGTTGATGGTGACTCCCGTCAGCACCACGCCTCCTGCGCTGTAACCCGATCCGACCACCTCGTTGGTGGTGCTGTATACCGTTGTGTCCTCGTTCAGAGTCGCAATGCTGGTATAGAGCGCGAACTTGATGGTGTCCGTCTGTAGGTCGTGGATACCCTTGAGCAACTCCTCGCGGAAACTGACGGTCTGTGTCTGAAAGATCATGTGACCGGAATCCTATTGAGGCCAGACCGGAAGGCATCACGACGATCCTTACCTTCGCCAAGGAGTTTCAGGAGACCCAACGATTCCTGATACTTCTGTTCGTAGTAGGTGATGATGTCCTGTTCACCCTTCATGTAGAGGTAAGCCTCTCTCAGGGTTCCGTACAGAAGGACGGTTTCGAAGTTGTCACCCAGCCACGAGGTGGTAGCGGTGACGATGGATTCCGGATAGTAGTAGTAATGCAGTTCGACCTGATAGTTGCTGTCCGGGGTGGGACCAAGGATCAGCGTGTTCTTGTCGAAGATGCCGTAGTACTTGGGAACCCCAGTGTCATCCGGGTCCGGGTAGCACTCACGGATGAAGTTCACATCCTTGTCGATCAGGAACGACTGAGCGTTCGTGGTAGGGGTGATGACTGCCAACGAGAAGTTCGCCAACCAATCTGCGGGAACAGTTAGGTACTTGTTGTTGGGGGTAAGGGTGCCGATCTGATTCTTACGGATGGCAGGGATGAAGACCGCGTTGTAGATACGCTCTTCCGCCAACTGCACAAAGACAGGGATGTTCGCAACGAACGAAGTTTCCTCGTTCTGCGTGTACTGTTTAACCAGATTTACGAGTTGCGTGTAGTTCATGTCACAGCCACCGTGACGGTTCCGACGAACCCGGTCGAGATAAGATCATTGGGTGTGAGACTTGTGTCATATGCCTGCGCCCCTCCAATAGGGTTGAAACCCCACTGGATCATCCGGCTACCGTTCGCGCCTTGGTTGCCGGGGGCAAAGAAGGTGTTGTCAGGACGGGCATTACGCAGCGCCTGAGGGTCATCCATGGGGACACGACCCAACTGCAACTGGGGATGATCAACATCCATGCATTCGAAGCAGACCCGGATGCCAATCGGCAACAGGTTCTCATACTGCTGATTCAAGTCATGCAGTTCATACCGCTGTCCGCAACGGTCGCAGAACCCGAATGCGTTCTTGCCTGATGAGAACGGCTTGCCCATTTAAACATTCCTACCAATGTACCCGTTCATTGGGACAAACCGTACAGAAGCCTTTTCCCGGTCTTCGCCTGCCGCCAAGTCCCACTGAACCTCATATTCCTGCTTGAGGAACGACAGCCTGTCAGCCGCATCAGGTCTCTTCATGGCGACATAGTAGGCAAGTCCAGCCACAAGGCAGGGGAGGAACCTTGCAGGGATGTCGATGGTATTGGCACCACCAGTTCCAACATCTTGGATACGGCGCATCTTCCAGTACACGAGGGTGTAGGTCTGGGTGTTATCTGGAACAGGCCACAGATACACCACTGGCGCGGCTCTCTGACGGTCCACATAGATCTGTAGCGGCATGCCCTGAGTGAGTTTGTTGCTCAACTGGGCATAGTCCGATACTGAGATACGGGAAAGGGTGTAGTCCGTCTGACCAGAGGTGCTGCCTGCATCTGTACGCAATTGATGCTCGATGAGATCAATGGTGTCGGCAGGCATGGTGTAGGTGAAGGTTCCGGGTGTCAGTACCTGCGAACCTTGTTCCACCGTCCAGAGGTTGATGCCCCGGTTTGCCCATTCAAGCGCCATGAAGTTCATGGAGCGACGGGCAGTCTGAAGGTCGTAACCGGTACGCAACTCCAAACCCGCCCGTTCGAAAGCCTCTTCTACGAGTTCCCGAAACTCAGGGTTGAAAACTGCGGTACCGCTGGTAGGCATTAGACCATCCGACCCTTGGTCTTGCCGCGAATCTCACAGCCGCCGCCACGGACAGATCCGCCCATGGAACTTCCTGAGACCCGTCCACCAGAGCGCATACCGTCAACTTCACGAGCCTCCCGTGCGGCTCTCATCATGGCGGTTTTCTGCTGGTTTTCTGTCATGGCATCGACTCGTCTGCCAATATCGTATCGGCGTTTGGCAACTTGAAGGCCGCGCCCAACCATTCCCAAAGCACGAGCCGCAGGAGGAACAGCCAAACCAAGCGCAAAATTCTTCAATGCTTCACGATCTTCAGGAGACATCGCATCAGATTCTTTTACCTGATCACGAAATCCTGTAGCACGGTCGCTAGGAAGCGAACTACGCTTTCTATCGAGAGGGCGACGAGGACTGTTTCGCTGCGTAGGACCGCCTTCCGTCACATTGTCATCCGGGGATGGAAGGTTTTCTCGCGGTGCGAGATCATCCATCAGGTTGACCTTATCCTTTTCCTTAGACACAACCTTGGATTTCGATCTGCTTTGATCCTTTGGCTTGTCTTTTGTATCAACCTTCAAGCCGGGTTGAAAGTCTTGTCTGTCGGTCTGCATTCCGGGTTGTGGGTCTTCCTCGTACCCAAGACGACCACCATCAGAAAATCGTTGCATACGACGACCAGACTTATATTTAGACGCGTATTTCATACAACGCGACCCTTGGTCTTGCCTTTGATAGCGCATCCATCACGGCTATCACGGGTCATGCCACCCTTTCCGTAGGTCATGCCGCCACCCAGCATCTTGCCCTTGCCATCAGCGGCAAAGAACGGAACCTTGGAACCATTCTTATCGACCATCTTGAGGCTACCGCCCTCGCTGTAACCCATTCGACCACCGCGATTCATGCCCATAGGCTTTTCCATATCCATATCCTCTTCAACCTCAATGGATACCTTGACTGGGCTATCACTGCTTTCCATTTCCTTACGGCGCATACGACGAGCAACGGCTGGAAGAATGCCAACATCATTGCCAAACATGCCCTTGCCTGTTGCCATACCGTAAAGTGGCGAAAGGCTTCCAAGAATCTCTTCGATTCCACTGGAGCGTTCAACCTTAACCTCGCCGCCATCTTCGTAACGCTTGATTCGACCTTTCATGCTCGTGTCCTCCCGCGAATAGCACAACCGTCACGACCATCCTTTTTGGTCATGCCGCCACTTTTCATCGGTTCACCGGTTTCATCAACGACCTTCTTGCGCGACCTTCTAACAAGTCCGGGAAGAACATCGACATCCGATTCATCCATTCTGGCGAAGAACAAGCCTTCTCCGGGAAGTTTCTCGCCCTCATTAACGCTTTTGGTAATGCCAGATATCTCGGAACCCTTTGAGAAAGGCGACTCGGACTTTACATCCCCGCCTTCCTGATAGCGCATCTTTTTCACGCTCGTGTCCTCCCGCGCATAGCGCAGCCATCAATGCTTCCGCCCATTGCCTTTCTCTCAGGCTTGCTCATGCCAGCCTCAGAAAGGGCGATAGCCACAGCCTGTTTCGGGTTCCGGACAACCGGACCCTTCTTGCCAGAATGCAGTGTTCCCTCTTTGAACTCCCGCATCACCTTCTTGACCTTGCCAAGACCGCCCGGTTTGGAAACCTGCTGGCTCATATTGGCGCGTGACATTGCCATCTCATTTACCTCGCTGCCGGAACGGTCTTACTTTTTCTGCAACGGCTTTCGGTTGCGAGACGAACTGCTTGCCTTGGGCTTTACCCTTACGCTTGGCGGCGGTGGTACGGGCATATTCCGAAGGCGAGAGAGCCTTGATCGCAGCCTCTGGTAGATATCTTTCACCAGTTTCACTACTCGGTTTTCCACTCTTCGTCCTCCATTTCTGCTCAGTCCAAGCCTTCAATGAACGCTGTGTCGCTTTCATCTGATCGGCCCACCTACGATCCAAGCATCGCAAGTACGCGCACCGGCACACTTGAAATGGAAGAGTTCGCAGTACCCCAAATTGCTTGCCTCGATGACATCCATCGAGTAATCCTTATGAGGCTTGTCACCGGCTTCCATTCCCTTGGAGATGCAATCCAGCATCTGCTTGGTCTGGATGAATGCCGCGCAGTTCCCACAACGGGACTTCTGAGCCTCATCGACATCCACCGCCCACATCTTCGCCTTGGCCTTCCAGAACTTATCTGAAGGCTCATCAGGATTCAGTGGGCCGTAGCCGTATTCCTTGATGGCGTGGTTGCGATTCTTCAGGTTGACATGGACATCCATCGTCGCCACAGGGCAAGACTTTCCCTTGCCATTCTTGTAGGACTGTTTGATGGCCTGTCCAATCGCATCCTTTTTGACCCGCATAGCCATCAGTTCTTGTAGCCGCCTCCGGCTTCCTTGTACTTCTTGGCAAGCAACTGTGCCTTACGAGCGGACCACTGACCTGATGCTGTGCCTTGGACTGCGGAACCCTTGATCTGGTTGAACAGTCGCTTACGCATCTCAGGCTTGGTGTAGTTCCCAGCCGCGTTGACTTTGCTCTTTGCCTTAGCCATTACCACTTCACCTTATCAGCCCAATACGCCGCAGACATCTTGCCCTTGGCGATGTTGGATGCATGACGAGACTTGAACGACTCACGGCGCTTGCGATAAGACTCAGACTCTCCTGATTTCCTAGGAGAGCCTGATACGCCTTGCTGACCAAAGCGGATGGTCTTGATCTGATCGCCAGACTTGGCGACCACGACATGCGACTTGGTCGGATGACTTGGGGTTCTCTTAGGCTTGTTGAACCCAGAGACACCGGCCTGTTTCAGTCGTGAGTCTCCTGTAGCCATGACTCACCCGCAGAGAACTGTGACCTTAGACACTTGATCCAGCGTCAACACCGCGAAGTCATTGTTTCCGCTCTTCGTGGTCAAAAGACCCTCAGGAGGAACCATGGCATCGTTTGCAGTGCTGTCGGCTGGGGTGAACAACTTCAGCAGCGTGGTGTTGTTGGGCTTGGCGGTGAAGGTAATGCTACCCTCGACCGACGAAGCCACATAGATCACCTGCTTGATACGGGTGCGGGGGAACGCAAGGTCACCGCCGTAACCGATCTTGATGCCACCGGTCGAAGCCGCGCTGATGCTGATGCTGTTGACACGGGTGTAGTAGTTGGTCGAATAGACCACGGTCGCGCTCGGGCCTGTAACGGTCTCCGTCACGATGCCGTCGTAACCCGTAGCACCAACCTTGACACCGGTGACGGTGAAGGTCTTGTTGGCATCCGCGCCATTGGAGGTGATGGAAACCTTGTAGCCAGTTCCGTACTGACCTACATCATTCGCCAGAAGGGCGATGTTTCCAGACGCAGCAATGGTCGCAGAGGAGCGGAAATAGTCATCGTCGCTGGTCGGGTTAACCGCCCAGATATCGTACTGTGCCATAGAGAATCCTCCGTGTTAAACCCGCATCCAATTGGGTGCGGCGGGGTTATGCCCCGATTGGTTAAACGGTGACGCTCTTGTACAGGGCGATATACGCGGTGGTCGCTCCGACCAGAACCTGAATGTAACCCTGCTGGGCCGACACTGCGCCCGAAGCCGCGTTGACCACCACACCAATCTTGGTGCTGCCAACCGTCAGGGAGGTGCAGAGAAGGTTCGTGATCGTGCCGGAAGCAGCGGTCAAAACGGTGGCAGAGACATTGCCAACCACTGCGCCGATGAAACCATTGTCCGACTCAACCGGACCAGAGAAAGTAGTCTTAGCCATGTTTAAACCTCGTATGCGAGTTGCCTGCCAGTCTGCATACCGTCAGCCGGGTCTGTCTGGCAGGCTAAATTATCCCGGTAGTGCGATTAAACACTACACATGCACAAAAAGAAAGGGGGGCTTTCGCCCCCCCTTCCATTCCGACCCTATCAGGTCGAACCCGGCGAACCGTAGATGCCAAGCGGATCGCTGACACCAAACGAGTAACGCTCACGGGCCTTGTACCGGACATTCCCGGTATCAAAGTCACCATCCATGGAGGTCGAGAGCGGGGTACGCACGAAGTGCTTCATACCGTTCGGGACATCCGTGATGATGAAGAAGGCGTTTGTGTCAGTCAGGTAGTGATTGACAGCGTAGCCCTCCGGGATAGCGCCCATGTTGCGGATCGCGTTGATGTCGTTGTCGGCGGTCGCCGTGCGGAGAGTGGTCTCCATCAGGCGCTCGGCAACGAACATCAAGTTCGACGGCACAACGAGACGACGAGGAC